CAATAACTTATTAGGTGATGTATTTGGTGGTGTTATTGATGCAGTAGCAGGTGCTTTAGGTAAATTGCCAGAAGAAGTAGCAGAAGTTAAAAAAGTTGCTGTAGAAACTGGTGTTAACGTAGACCCAACACCTAGGGTATTTTTACCACAAAACACAGGTATGCCTTTAACAAAAGCTATATTACCCACATACGCAAGTGATGATCCTAGTGAAACAGGTACTACTGGTGTAGTCACACCTGATCAATATACATTAGCTAGTACAGAAAGTAATCGTTTTGTTACACCCACAAACGCAAGTGGTGATCCAAGTGAAACAGGTACTACTGGAGTATTTACAAATGCAAGCGGTGATCCAAGTGAAACAGCTACTACGCCTGTAGATACTTCTACATATACACCACCTTCTTCTATGGGGTTTTCTCCTACAGGAACTAGTGCCGATCCAATGATACAACCATATGTAACTCCATCTGTAGAACGTGCTGATCCTTTAGTTAGTGCTCCTCCGATAGACTATACAACACCTTCTGGTGTACTACCCTTTATGCAACCTGTAGTAAATCAAAGAAATACTGCACTTAATACATTACCAGACCCTACAGTTGGAAAAACTGATGACTATCAAAAGTTTTCTTTTACGCCAGATGAGTCTGGTATATATCGTGCCGTAGGGAGTTTTCCAGAATATAAAAATGCGGGCGACCCTGCTTTGGGTTTAGGTATACCATCATCTGCCACTCCCGCAACTGTAGCAGAACAAACTGATAGTGCATTTCCTGCATATACGCAACCTAGTGTTTCTGGTATAACACCATCTAAACCAATTGGTAGTGGTCGTGGTGATGGAGCATCTGAAGTTGCACGAAGACAAGCAGATGCATACACACCTGATGCTACACAAAAAGTACAAGGTGGTTTTGGTGTCACTCCAGAAGTACCTTTAGATATTGCAGAGACTGCTAAGTTAGATATTACAAAAACACAACCAGTTACAGAAGAAAAAACTGGATTGGGTGCTAAAGTAATTAAACCTAAAGTAAAATACAAAACTGGTCAGTCTAATCAAGCAACGGCATGGGAAAACTTGGCTGATGCAAATTTAGGTCAGGCATACGAGTTAAGTGAAAGATTTAAAGTTACAGGCGGTACTACAGTTAACGGCTATGCAGTTGGTGCTGTTTCAGATGGTAGTTCAACAGGCATACTTGCTGATGATCAAGGTTTTGCTATTAGAGCAGATAATCGTAGAATTGTATATGTAGACGAGCAAGGTCCATACCACAAACCTACACTGGGTGAACTCATTAAGAATGGATTTAGCTATAAGCAACGTGATGTAGGTGATTATGATAAAAATAAAATTAGTATCGCTAGTACAGATAGGGCTTCTACAGTTACTGCCGCTAGGAAAGGTGAACTATCAGCAACTGCTAAAGCTAAGATAGGTACAGATGCGAGTGGTGGTGATCCTAATATGAAAGGTGCTGTGTGGTACAAAATACCTAATACCAATGCACTTGCTCGTAGATTCCCAACAGCGGCTGAGAAGAAAGAAATAAAAGCTGAACAAGTTAAACAAAAGCAAGCAGATGACAGAATAGCTAAAACTAAACAGGCTGTTGCTGATAAAAAAGCTGAAGATGCTAGGATTAGAGCAGAGTCTATTAGAAGAGCTAATGAAGCGTATGCTCAACAACAAGCTGCGGCACAAGCTGCGGCACAGTCAAGTAGCAGTAGTAGTAGAGATAGAAGAAATAAACAAGCACAAGCAGCTGCGTCTAGTTATACAAAATCGGCAATTTCAAGAAACGCTGGTTCAGATGGTAAGGTGACTAAAGACACATATAAAGGCGGTGGATTTTAATGGATTTTGAAGAATATAAAAATGAAGTATCTGGTAGGTTTGATACACTACAAGATGAAGAACGACAACAATTAGTTGAATTATTAAGAAGCTCTGTAGGAGAACTTTTAATAAGTGTGTTAGGAACAGAACTATTTGACTTAGGTACACCTGATGTTATTGAACCTACTGCACCTGTAAGACGTGGATTAGCAGCACCAATTATTTAACCCCTGCTAAATTTGAACTGGCTACCCATCCCCCTACCAACACTAGGCTACGGCGGCCCCAGTATGAAAGACTGAAACATGAATGATAAAATAATGGCAGAAGAAGTAAAGCCAGAAACTAAAGTAGCATTTGCAAATCGTAAATACTCTAATGAAGATAAGCGTAAGATGGAAGAGGAAGAACTCGAACAACTTATGGCTGAACAAAAAGGTGAAGTAGCAGAAACTACAGAAGAAACAGTAGAAGCTGAACCAGCCAATGCAGAAGAAAAAAGTTTTAAGAAACGCTACGGTGATCTTAGACGGCATATGCAAGACAAAGAAAAAGATTGGGATGACAAGTTTAAAACTTTACAACGTCAACTTGAAGACTCAACTAAACAAGAAATTAAACTACCTAAGTCTGATGGAGACATTGAAGCTTGGGCAGAACAATACCCAGATGTAGCGGCTATAGTAGAAACTATTGCAATTAAGAAAGCAAGAGAACAAGCCGCTGGATTAGAAGAACGTGTAAAAGAAATTGATGAAATGAAAGCTGATGCAACACGCAAGAAAGCTGAAGTAGAGTTGATGACTGCACACCCTGACTTCGGTGAAATCAGAGATGATGATGCATTTCATGATTGGGTAGATGAACAACCTAAGTGGGTACAAGACGCATTATATGAGAATGCCGATGACTCACGATCAGCATCACGTGCAATTGATTTGTACAAAGCTGATATGGGTATTAAGAAAACAAAACCTGCGAGCAACAATAAAGATGCCGCACGTTCAGTAAACAGTCGTAGTAACAATAGTGCACCTGATTCAGAAGATTCTAAGAATGTATATAAAGAATCTCAAGTGAATAAGATGACACCACAACAGTATGAAAAAGCTTCCGATGCTATTATGGAATCCATTCGTACTGGTAAGTTTATTTACGATATGTCGGGCAATGCTCGATAAAGCTATTGACATATAATATATTTATGATATAACTATATGTACAATGTAGTAGTGTGACCCCTAAGACACAGGTTACTCACACTACAACTAAACCCACGCAAACAACAATATACTTCTTGACAACCTAATATCTTATGGCCCGTTATACTGAAGGTAGGCCAACTTTCATAGTAACGCACCCTACAAGTACTTAGCCTCTATATAAGTGAATAGTCGTTTGCATCTGTAATCTAGTGCTAAAGGAGAATTAAAATGGCATTTGGAAAGGCTTCGGGCTACACAAACTTACCGAACGGTAACTTCTCGCCCGTTATTTACAGCAAACAGGTGCAACTTGCATTTCGCAAATCTGCTATCTGTGAAGCTATCACTAACTCTGACTATTTCGGAGAAATCGCTCAAATGGGCGACTCAGTAAAAATCATAAAAGAACCTGAGATTTCAGTAACTGCGTATCTACGTGGTACTACTATCTCGACACAGGACCTTTCAGATAACGATTTTTCACTAACAATCGACAAAGCAAACTACTTTGCATTTAAAGTTGATGACATCGAAGAAGCGCACTCACATGTAAACTTCCAAAGCTTGGCTTCGGATCGTGCGGCATATCGTTTGGCTGATCAGTATGACCAAGATGTTCTTGGTTACTTATCTGGTTACAAACAGTCTGCATTACATGCAAACGCTGGTGTAGTAAACACTACAGTAAATGGTACTAAAGCTAACTCAGCAGCTGGTTCAGACGAACTACTTGCAGCGAACAAGCTTATCAAAGGTTCATTTGGTAACATTACTACATCTACAGCAGGTGATCACTCGATCCCAGTTGCGGCACGTCTGCCGGGAGCTACTGCGTTACCTACAGCTACTGTTTCACCAGCTATGTTGGTGGCACGTATGAGCCGTTTGTTAGACGTTCAAAACGTAGACACTCAAGGTCGTTGGATCGTAATTGACCCAGTGATGATGGAAGTGCTTCGTGATGAAGATTCACGTCTATTAAATGCTGACTTCGGTGGTGATGGCCTAAAGAATGGTCTAGTCTTGAACAACTTCCACGGTTTCCGTGTATACGTTTCAAACAACTTACCATCAGTAGGTACTGGTGCATCTACAACAGGTGCGGCTAACCAGAACATTAACTACGGTGTTATCTGTGCTGGTCATGACTCTGCGGTTGCAACTGCGGAACAAATCAACAAAACTGAATCATACCGTGATCCAGACTCATTTGCTGATATTGTTCGTGGCATGCATCTATATGGACGCAAGATTCTTCGTCCAGAAGCATTAGTCACTGCTAAATACAACTTAGCATAATATAAAATACTGTAGGTGGGCTGGGAAACTAGCCCACTTATATCTGTAACAGTAGGAATTAATATGGCTTCGTATATAAATCTAGTGAATGAGTTACTTCGTCGTCTTAACGAGGTTGAGATTGGTGAGGCTGATTTTGCCACAACTAAAAATGTACAGTCACTAGCTAAAGACTCTATTAATTCTTCAGTACGTGAGATACTACAAGAGGCACAAGAGTGGCCTTTCACATTAGTAACTTACGAACAAACACTTGCAGTAGGTACAAAGACCTACGACTTCCCTTCTGACTACTCTAAAGCAGATTGGGAAACATTTTATTTAACTAATGCACAATATGCACATCCAACACAACTGCCTAGCATTTCGTATGAATCATACATAAGTGATAGAAGAAGTCTTGATGATGTAGCTGGAACAGATGGTTATCAAAAACCTGATGTAGTATATAAAACACAAGAAGATAAGTTTGGTGTTTCACCTGTACCAGATAATACTTACATTATAGAATACAGATACTGGAAAGTACCTGCTGATCTAGTGCTAAGTACTGATGTGTGTATTATTCCCGATAGATTTAAACATGTAGTACTTGACGGTGCTATGATGTACCTAATGCACTTTAGGTCTAATGAGCAATCAGCACAGTTACACGATGCTAAGTTTAGAACAGGCATTAAATCTATGCGTAGATTACTAGTAGATAGCAAAGACTATTTACGTTCAACTGTAATACATAGATCAGGTAACTCTTTATATAAGAATATTATTTAAATGGCAGATAGACTAAGTACATACTTATCAGTTTGTGCTGGGGGGTTGGTCACTAATATAGACCCGCTAACCCAAGCCACTAACCTATCGGGTAGTGCTATAAGAATGATTAACTATGAACCTGCCCTTTCGGGTGGGTATCGTCGTATTAGTGGTTATGCTAATGACTACGGTACTGTTCCCGGTACAGGTGCTATACTTGGCCTTACAGTCAATGGTAATTTACATGATGGTATATTTGCCTGTAGAAAACCTACATCTGGTCATGACTATCTATATAGATGGCAGAACTCTAATAGTTCTTGGGTAGCTATACCAGAAGCTGGTAATCCTGACATGACTAATGTTAGTAGGATTCGTTTTACTAGTTTTAACTGGTCAGGAGAAGTTATACTACTTACGGATGGTGTTAATCCAGCGGCAACGTATGATGGTACTACTTACACACAGATTACACATACGAATGCTCCTAACAACCCTAAGTATTCAGAAGAGTTTAGTTCCCATGTATTTTTATGTGGCGATTCTTCTGAACCATATAACTTACATTTTAGTGCTCCTGTCAATGCCTATGATTTTGATGCAGGTAGCGGTGCTGGAGTTATTAATGTAGGTTTTACTATAACTGCCATTAAAAAGTTCCGTAATCAATTATATATCTTTGGTGCTAATAATATAAAAAGATTAATAGGTAATAATGTAGCTAACTTTACATTGGAAAACGTTACCTCAAATATGGGTTGCCTCGCCCCTGATTCTGTGGTAGAGTTTGGTGGTGACTTATTATTCTTAGGGCCAGATGGTATACGTCCCATTTCTGGTACTGATAAAATTGGTGATGTTGAACTTGCTACAGTTTCTAAAGAGATACAGTCTATATTTGATAACTACTACTTATCAGAACAAATAGAAGATGTGGCTATTGTAGTACTTAGAAAGAAATCACAGTTTAGGTTCTTTTTTAAGAATGATGCTTCTTTATCTTTGATAGGTGGGATACGTAAAAGCCAGAATAAACAAAGTATATTTGAGTATAGTCAGCTTACTGGTATGGAAGCAAACTGTGTAGCTAGTGGGTACATTGGACAGTTTGAACATGTAGTACATGGAGATGGCTCTGGTAAAGTACATCGTCAAGAAAGAGGCAACAGCTTTGGCGGTAACTCTATTTTTAGTTTGTATCAAACGCCTTACTATTATATGGAAGACCCAGAAATACGTAAGGTAATACATAAAGTAAACACGTACTTAAAATCAGAAGGTGATACAGAAGTTTTTGTTGGTGTCTCTTATGACTACGATGACACAGGTACAAGTAA